TTCCGAGTGGTCTGACGATACCTTTGGTCTGCGTGTAGGCGTAGCCAAAACCAAGGGCAAGTTTCGTGTCGTCACGATGCAGTCGGCTAGAGTGAAGAACGGGCTTCGTCCTGTTCACGACGCACTTTACGACTTCCTCTCCAGGAGGAAGTGGTTGGTGCGTGGTGACTTGACGAAGCGGCACCTGCGCCCGGTGCTGGACGATCTGCGTGACGGTGAGGAATTTATTAGCGGCGACTACGAGGCCGCTACCAACAATATCTTCCTTCCAGCCGTCAGTGCTATCGTTTCCGTCCTTGCAGAGTCTCGCCACCTCACGGAGGAGGAGCGCGAGTTCTTGTTAGGGTCGTTTGATCCTGACGGTCTTCATTGGGTCTCTCGGCGAGGTAGGTGTCACCCTATCCGTAGAGGCTCTATGATGGGCAATTTGATGTCTTTTCCTGTCCTTTGTTTGCTCAACAAGGCGTGTTTTGACATCGCTTGCTCTATCCGTCAGGGGAGGGAACGTAAGAGGGGCGGTTATCGGAAGTGCGTTATCAACGGGGATGACGTCGCCTTCTGTGGGGACAAACAGTTTTTTCGTGACTGGGAGTCTGTTACCTCTTACTTCGGATTGGTCGTGAATAGGGAGAAGACAGGTGTTAGTTTAGAGTTCGTTGAGCTGAACTCTAGGAGCTACTCGACGCGGAAACGTCGCTTGCTTCGAAAACCTGTCCTCTCTTGCCTTCTTGACCAACAACAACCAACTTGCGTCCTTTCGAGTATCTTGTCTCAGTTGGGGACACTGTCCTCTGAGGGCCTGTGGCGCGTTATCGTGTCTCAACGCCATCGTATTGTAAAGTACGGTGTGTGCCTCAGTAGCGTCCCTTCCCGTTGGATTCGGTACTTGTTGAAGCGGAAGTGGTTCCGCAGCGTAGTCCTCTCCCCTCCGGTCACTTCTGTGGTCGGAGTGGTCCGCGCCTGGCCTGTCGTCTCTAGGGACGTGGGGCCGGCGGAGTCTTGGAGGGGCGTCTACGACTCTGCGTGCGAGAGACTACTTACCTTGGGAGTCCGGTTGGCCACCGGACTGAAAGTCTCTCCTCCTCTTATCACTGCCTCTAAGGTGTCGGTCACGGAGACTCGGCGTCGCATCTCGGTGCGTCGTCGCTGGTCTTGGCGATGGCCTTTACCCCTTTGGAGGTGGTGGGTTGCCCATGATCTCCCGCTCGATTCGCTATCGAGCGTTTGGGAGGTTGACCACGCAGATCTTACGGTCTGCGTGGAGGCTTACGAGGATCCCGCCTACGCTTCAGTGCCCCCCCCTTTTAGCCTCTTGGTCGGCTCTGTCCGCCCCGACGGGGTGGACTCGGTCTGATTGCTGCGGCTATCCGGGAGGGTGGGTGGTGGTCCGATTACCGGGTGATGATGGTAATCGAGGGAGGTTCTACAGAGAGGGACGTTCGGAAGGGATGATCTCCCTTTAATTGTGGCGAACTAGTACCGGTCTGCAGGGGTTAGTAGGATGCGTAGGCTTGACCTTTCCTCTTCGGAGGCCATCGCGAACGCGAACTGTCCGGGGCTGTGCCTGGTAAACCAGCTAATCTCTACCAAT